AAAACTATATTGTTAGTTATCTTATCAACAAAACTAAACATTGAATTTGCCATTTCAACATCTTTAAAGACACCTTTAAGTTCGTTTATTTTAACACTTGTACGAACAACGCCTAAATCTAAATATTCTTGATATTTTAAATTTAATACCTCATCTGACATTTTTCCTATGTCATTAGCTACAGTTTTAAATGCTGACCAACCTGTTTTACTAAAAGGATTGACACCATTAAACATAGCCATCAAAATTCCACCCTGTAAATTTCTTAATTGTGTTACATGGTTTAGAACTGTTTTAGAATATTGACTGACACCTTTACCAAATAAAAATACTTTGTAAGGCAACAAAATATTACTAATAGAAGTTTCATCTATAGATTTTAAAACTTGAGCTATTTCAGGGCTTGTGTGATAACCTTTAAGTGGATTGTATTTATTACCAATAATCTCAGTAGCAAACCTACCTGTTGGTTTTTTATAAATATACTTATTAAAACCTGTTTGTTTTATTCTATTAAAGTATTTATCAGATTCTACCCATTTAGTTAAATCATCAATAGTATTGATTAAATTTTCTAAGGGGTTTTTTACTTCACCCAAAAGAGCTTTAATCTCAGGAGCTATGTCTTTTTTCTTTAAGAATAACGATTGTGATTGCTTGGGTAAAGATTCTACAGTGGAAGCGAAGTTTGTATTATCACCTTTATCTAATATTTTGTTAATAACACCATTAACTTCAGCATTAGTCAGTGAAGGATCTTGTTTTTGTATATATTCAAAAGCGTTTTGTCTAATTTGTTTGTTAGGGTTAAAACCACCTCTGTATAATTTATAGCTTTGTCTAACATAAGAACCAACATTGTTCTCAATAATTTTTTTTATTGATTTTCCTAAACTATTGCTTTGTACTAACTGACCACTTAAATTATCTATTAAAGACCTAGCTTTACCTACTAATGGTCTAAGTGATTCATCTAAAGTATTTATTGATTTGTTGCCTACTAAAACTTCTTGTATGTCATCAAATATTTTAGTTTTAAATTCTTTTTTATTTTTAAACTTTACATTAAACTTATTAGGATCAAACTTTTTAGCTATTTTATTAACTTGTCTCTCAATTTGTTTTGCAGTTGATACAGCTCTATGATTGTTGCCTCTAATTTTACCTTGATATAATTCATACAATTTTTGCATTTGAGGAGTTTTTTTTCCTCTTGTTCTAAAAGGTGCAAGTATAAATCTATCTACATTTCTAAGAATACTACTTTCACTAAACTGCAATAAGTTTTTAATATCATCAGGCTTACCAAGTTTTATATTGTTGTCTTTGAACCTTGACTTCATTACATTGTCATCAAAGTATTTAAAGTTTACTCTTTTATCGCTAAGAACCTTTTCAACATTCTTTTCTAATTTATTGATAATTGTATCTGCCTTAACAATACCTTCATCAAACTTTTTATTTAACTCTTTTTTTATTTTGTTTTTATTTGGACTGTTTTTAAAAGTAGTATCAACATATTGATCTATAGATTTTTTTCCTAATGTATCGTATTGTTTGACTTGATTTTTTGTATATCCCCACGATCTTGCACTAGCACCAGCAGTGGACATTTGTTGTGGTAATGTTGATTCAAACAATGCAATTAAATCTCTTTGCGTTCTAGCACCATCTGCTTTATCACCTGTAATATTTGTT